ATTGTTTCTTCATAAAGTGCCAATCGTGCTTCTTGTACGTTTGCATAAGTTTGGCTGTCTGGTATGCCAATCAACTGTGATGGAACACCAAAACATAAAGCAATATCTTTTGCCGCCATGTGTTTCTGTTGTAGAAAATCCATATCTTTAGGAGATAACCCCATCTCACGCCAATCAAAATCGCCTTCTAAAAGTAATGGTCTACCTGCATTCTTTGGACCTTGAAACTTCATACGCAAATCATCTTGTAACTGTTGGCGTTGACCATCTGTGAGTTGCATTGCCATTCCTCTATCATTTTGAGGCTTGAAAACAATTGCACCTGACGGTCTTGCTCCATTTTCAAGTAATGAAACATTATGTTTATTAACAGCATTATGATTATCGATATCCACAGATGCCGCTTTGATAGGTGACATTCCATAAAAATCATCAAGTGGATTATACATCTTCATGTGTTTAACTTCAGATGCACCTGTAACGGAGTCAGCTTCATAAGTTTTAACAACCTTACCATTTACAATGTAGTCGAACCCTTCTGGATTGGCTGTTTTCCCTGATTTTATCCGCACTCTATCTGGTCTAAGTAAATATAATTCTCTGGGTACACCTGCAACTTCTGACACTTGTGCATAAGAGTTGCCAGATATTAGCAAGAACGAATATAAAGATTGGAAGTATTCGACACCTGCTTGCATAGGATTTGGTTTATTAAGGAGTGACAAAATAGGATGTTGGTCAAGTTCCATCTCACCTTGAAATGCCTTGAAACCTATGGATGCCGCACCATTGGCTATTTCGTTTATACATCGATACACGATGGCATTTTGCGAATACCCTTCATCTGCATAGTTCTCGTAATTATCTCTACGACTGTAAGAATACCCTGTTGTATTTAAGACAACTTGCGGTGCTTCTTTTGTCTCTATCGATGTTTTTCTGCGTAAAAAATCAAATAAACCCATCAGCTTATCCTCCAGTATGCTTTCCCACTGGTCAAGCTGAGTTCAGTTAAAGCCCAAACAAGGGCATCCATTCGATCAGGTGATTTCTTAGTTGTTGGTGTAAAGAAACACATCTGATCCTCTAGTTCTGGGAAAGAACCGACATGATGAACCTTACCCTGCTCATACAAGGCGGCAATAGGCTCTGCCCTTACGATCTTTCCACGGCTTGCATTGACAGGTGTATATGGTACTTGATTATCTATATTTCGCAACAACCTCTCCACCAAATCACCCCCATTATTAACCTCTGCGACTATTCTATCTGCATTATGCCGATAATATGCCTCTATCGCCTTTTTACCCCAAGCATCAGGCGAGTATTTACCTGATAGATCATCTATAACATAAAAACGCCCATCATTGCTACTACCACAAACAATTATACCTGTCTCGTCTGATGTTTCTGTGTTTGTAACAGCAGGATCAATGGCAACCACCACCCTTCGATACTCGACAGATGACTCACGACTTATACGAGCAGAATCTATCATCCCATAATTCCAAAGCGCACCTTCTTGTTCCTCTAAGATATCTGCATACAATTCTTGTCTGCCAAGTCGTGTACCTTCGTACTTGTCTTTGAGTTGTTGCAACGCTGACTCAGCAAGGTTCTTATAGTTTTCAAAGGTTGATCCTTTGGTCAAGTGAACATCTTTACCTTCCCTCTTGGCTAATCCAACTATCAAAGGTGTAGCTCTTGGCGTTGTAGTAATAACTAATCTTGGATCGTCACCCAATCGTAGTCCAAACATCATCTGGTCAAACGATTCTGAGTATCTCCAAGCGGCAACCTCGTCAGCCCATATTCTGTGAAACTGCGGTCCTCTAAGTCTGTCTGGTTCTATTGCGGCAAAACCTTGTATAATTGAACCATTCCACAAGGTAATTTCCATAGCTGACTTATTATAAGATTCTGATTTTGTTCCTAAAAAACAAGCATCTGGTATACATTTAAGAAGCCCACTGTCCCCCTCAAAGCAAACCCTTCTTAAATCGCCCTGTGTGGGGGCGACAACGCCACAACGAACATTAGGGTGCGATAAAGCATACGACACTATGTCTTGCGCTCCTGTGCGTGTTTTGCCCCAACCTCGCCCTGCTAATATCAACCATATTGACCACTCGCCATCAGGTGTAAATTGTTTTTTTCTCGATATTACTGACCATTCAGCAAACGCAAAAAAAGCAGATTTCTCTGCCTCTGTCTCAAATTTGTTAGCAATATCCTCCAATTTTTTAATTTCTTTGAAGTCTGTTGAAGCGTCAGGCATTATCTTCATCTGCCTTATTTCTTGCCATCTTTGCTATCATGTCAAATGCTTGCGTAAGTTTTTCACTAGATTTGTCTTCTGTAACGAGATCGTGCTTATCTCTTTGACCTAATAATTGTTTGCCTAACCATATTGCCATAGTTGCGTTATTATCTTCATCCATTATTTGAAATTGTTTTCTCCTGACAGATATTTTTCCTCTTTCCCTACCATTTTGTATTATCTCTTTTAGTTTAGGTTCTGCTTTTACTCTGTCCTCAAGAGTCCTCAAAGGTATATCAAAGTATGCCGCAATTTCTGGCATGGTAAGCTGAAGTACACAAACACGTTTTAACTCCACCTCATCAATGTGCGTTTTAGGTCTTCCAACTGGTTTTTTCTTTTTTTTGTCCATCTTTTTTATATACCACGGAAATTGCTCATTTCCATAAATGTTTTACCTGTTTCTTCGTGAATTGCATTATTACCTGTGTAATTTTGCCAACGATTAATCATCACATCAACATAAATTGGGTCTAAATCAACAACATGGGCATTACGCCCTGTTTTTTCACATGCAATAATTGTTGATCCAGAACCCCCAAAGATATCTAAAATATTATCTCCTGTTTTACTGCTGTTTTTTATGGCTCTTTCTATTATCTCTACAGGTTTTTGAGTTGGATGGATATAATCTTTTCTTGTTTCTCTTTTACATTGCCATATATCAGTTTCTGTTCTACCGCCATACCATGAGTGTGATGCATCATTTTTGAATCCATAGATTATGAATTCATATTGATATCGGTAGTCTTGCCAACCCATTCCACCAGATTTTTTATCCCAGACTATGCATGAGGAAACATTTATATTCGATTTAATAAGTTTTTGATAAAATCTTGGGTAGCTGTCTTTCCAATTACAACATATATAAAGACTCGCTCCACTTTTACTGCACCCAGAGATAATTGGAATGAAATCATCAATGAACTGATCAAAATCATTATCTGACATTGCATCGTTCTTTATTCCTTTTCTGAGCAGATCATTACTACCTCTGCTTTTATAATCAGCATTATATGGGGGATCAGTAAACACTAAGTCTACCTTTTGTTTATTTAATAGCTTATCGACTAGTTCCATTGATGTGCTATCACCACATATTAGCCTGTGATTTCCAAGCACCCAAACGTCACTTAACCGACTAACCGCATTATCGAGTGGTTCTGGAACTTCGTCTTCATGGGTCAACGCTTCTGTGGGTTCGTACAGAAAATCTGCGATCTCGTCCCCATTAAAGCCTAAATTATCAAGATTATAATCTGATTGAAATAAATCCTTAATTTCTCCAACTAATAAACCAATATCCCATTCTGCGTCTTGGTTTGTGCGATTATCAGCTATTCGATATGCTTTTGTTTTTTCGGAATCTAAATCTGCGATCAAAACAGGAACTTCTTTTATATTAAGTTTTTTTGCCGCCTGTAGCCGTGTATGCCCAACAATAACGATCATATCTTTATCAACCACAATAGGTTGCTGAAACCCATATTCTTTGATTGAGGTTGCAACCTTGTCAATTGGTTGATTTTTCCTTGGGTTTGAATGATATGGAATAATTTTATCAGTGGGTAAAAGTTGTATTTTCATCAATACCTCTCTTTATGTAAAAGGGGATAGGCGATTGTGAACCTATCCCCTTAATTGAGGAACAACCACGAACCTCTATTGGAGAATCAAATGAAATATTTACTAGGTGGGATCGTGAGTGTGTCATGAACCTAGCAAAAACTTCGATCTAATTTATTCATTTTTATCACCTAACACATGAAAAGTCTATATTTGCTTTGGCTTTTAGCTATTTTTTTTATCATCTCTGACCTTCTTCATAATAACTGCATGTTGTCCATGATGCCCCAACATTTTACATTCAAACACCCAACCAAACTTGCGATATTGATCAACATTTTCATGAGGAACATATCTATAAATTACTTTATCACTAAACCGCATCTGTGTCTGCATTATTA